AAAAAATATTGATGATTATAGGAAAGGAACTCTTTTATATGCAAAAGGGACTTAAAGTTCCGTGCCTTTAAGCCCCCTCCAATGAAGTTAACGCCACGGAGCAACTTCACTGGTTAATCGACATTTCAATTTAAAAATTCATTCGCCCTTTGTCAATGCACTAATTATTTTCTTCTTTATCTTCTCCAAATCATCATTATTCAATTGCATAAATGGTCGGGCTGGTATATTCACTTTCTTATTCCTGCCTGCCTGTCCACCATAATGATGTATCGCCGCGTAAATTAAATTAGTGCTTACCTGTGCATAATTTTCACCATAACTACTCACTATACTTCGCTTCAATTGTCCTGTCCGTTGCAATATTGGTCCTGTGTAACCCTTCTTCTGCCTTTGCATCCAAGTTTTCAAACTAAGTGGCTGCCATTTCTTCCCTAATCTCGCACCTTCTGTTTCAAAATTTTTCAAAACCGCCGTTCGCATTGTCTCCGCAATTGCTACCATTAACTTATTGTCACCACTTAGTTTCTTCTTTAATAATTCCAATATCTCCGGCGATTTAAATTCATTCTCCATCGAATAACCCTTTCTCACAAGTTACCTTTTCATTGCCTATTTCATAAACAAGTCTCTCGCTTATTCCAAGTTTTCTCGCAAGTTCCTTTGCCCCAATTTTACCATAATGTTTTCTAATGTATTCCTTCTTCATTTCTAATATTGGCTTCTCACTAATGTAAATGGCTGTCTTCCCGAAATATTCCAATATCTTTATGAGATTATCAATCCCAATAATCTTTTCAAGATCCGCAAGGTCACCCGTTAGGTGTTTTCTATAATCAATTTCTTTTATCCATTCAAGGTTCAAGGTTCTCTCCTTTTTTCTTTTTTAAACTTTTAATAGCATTAACAACTTTTCTAATATCGCTCATATACAACCATTCCAACTTATCAGCTCCTGTAATCTTTTTTACAAACTTTCTCAGTGCCTCCTCGTTCTTCTGGTCAACTAATGGATGTGTCATCCACATCGCTTCTATCATCCTCAATTGCTTCGGTGTCGCCATATATTCACCACGCACCTCATCCCATCTTACACCCAACTCTTCATACTTTCTACTTAATGTATTGCTCTCTTGTGTGCTGCCGTCTTCCAGACGGTTCACTTTTTGGCTCTCTTGTGTGCTGCCGTCTTCCAGACGGTTCACTTTTTGGCTCTCTTGTGTGCTGCCGTCTTCCAGACGGTTCACTTTTTGTTGAATTAAACTCTCCATCTTCCTTATCAACTCAACGCCTCTCCAGTAACTCAGCTCCTTACTACTTTCAACTCCATAGCTGGCTAACATTGTTCTGTATTCTTCTTCACTCATACCAGCCTGGCGTTTTATCCAATGGATTTTTCTTATCATCCCTTTGCTTATTCCCATCTTCACCTCTTTGCATTTCAAAAAATAAGCTGAGCTGTTCCGCCTGGTTCCTACCAAGCGGAACAGCCTTCCATAAGCTCACTGCCTTACCACTTCGATGCGATTGACCAATATCATAGAATTCAACCAACCCCATCTCGCGAAGCTCCTTCACTCGCGGTGTTATTGTGTGCGGATACACTCCAAGCTCAATCGCAATCTCTTCAGTGCTAATCGGTCCTAACCTTCTAATTATGTCATATACTTTCTCTTGCATATTGCCCAGCTTAGGCAACTCCTGAATGTAACTAATATCTCTTATCTTCTCAGAGAAATATCCTTCTCTAACTTTTGTCTTTCTCATTTGTTATATACCATATAGTGATATTTCAATTCATCCCAATTGAAATATTTACTCTCTCTCTTCTTCTGTTTCCTCAACTTCTTATTATCCCATAATTCAATGCCTTTTTTATACAATAGCGAGTTTATTCTCCACATTTCTAATCCATACCTTTTTGCAATTTTTTCGCGAGTAATACCATTCCTGTAATCTCTTATTATTGCATCAATCGTTCCAGCATCAAGTTTATTGGTATCCCACACCTTAATCCCTCGTCTGCTCAATATCGACCAGATTGATTTCGGAGAGTACCCCTTAGCAATTAACTCCGCTCTCGTAATTTTACGCTGCCGATACAACTCAAACCAATCAACCTTCTCTCCCTTCATATCGCTCTAATCTCCTGAATAATGTCCTTTGCTGGGAAAGATAATCCGACTTCTTAGCTGAATAAAACACCGCTTTAACGCTCTGTTTAATATCCTGTAAAGTAACTTTCACAGCCTTATTGAAAGTCCGCCAAACTAATTTCCAATGCGATTTTACTGCTCTCGAAATCATCGCAACCTCCATCATCCCTTAATGCCAAAAAACTTCCTATAATCAGGCACTTCAGCTAACATAGTCTCCAGTGAACTGGCTGGAATGTAGCTGTCAAAAGTTTCTTTCTCCTTAATCACAACTCTGCCTTCTTTCTCTTCAAGCTCTTTGATTTCTTCAATCATCTTGCGAAGTTTTTTAAGTTCTTCTTCAACTTGCGGTGTGTATTTGCGTTCAACTTTCTTTGTAAGATGATATTCAACTCCATCTACTACTGCCTTGCCATCATCTGTTCTTTTTAATTCCCGCAAACATTCGTCTTTCAATTCTTTCAATATGTTCTCATAAGCCAATTTTTTCTTCAAGTATTTGCTGTAAAGTTTTAAAGCCCTCATTTTTTTATCCTTTCATTTTTGTTTGTCAAATCAGTTATATCTGTCTTATCAACAATAATTGTAATCTCGCCAATGTAAAGCATCGCAACAAATGCAAACATCAAACCAAGCAATATTCCTGTAATCAACACAAGTATTATCAGAGCTGTCATAACACACCTCCCACTTCATACCTGTCATCCTTCTTCCCTTCATATTTGAGTTTTAATTGCTCCAACATTTCATTCTGTCTTTTGGTCTCTTCCTCTAAAATGCAGTTTCTAATCGCCAAGTCACTCAAGGCACTCGCCCAGCAAAGCGATGCAACTACTAAACCAATCATCGCTCCTATCATTAGTCCAATTATGAATGTTATCATTGTTTCCTCCTTATTTTTTTAAGTTAAAAACTGTTATTACTACGCTGTTTTGTAAAATCATTCCAACTCTCTTCTTCCTGTGAATTAATAACACACCATTCTCATTGTCTGCCACATATTCTGCTTTCTTAATGTAACTGCATATCTTCTTCTTAATTGTATCATCCGGGTATTCACCAAACCGCTTCTTAAACCTTTCAATTGCGTGCTTACTTATCCTAACTCTCATAGCAACAACATCTCCGCTGCCGATTTTACAAGCCTATCTGTAATTTCCTTCTTGCCCGACCTTGCAGCTCGGCTCGTTCTCAATATCAACTTCTCCAATTTTCTCCCATTACCCTTTGCCAACTCGTGGAATGTCTTGTATGTCCCATTAGTCATCGGAAACACCGTCTGAACAACCATCTTCGTGTCACTCTCACTCCATTCATCTAATTGCAATACCATTCCTACTCTACTATATAGCTGCTTGAACTCTCCGCGTTTTCCTCGCAAGTTCGCAATTAGTCTTGGCAGCCCAACCAATAGCAATCCTACTCCAGTTTTGTCATATAGTCGTCTTATCATATCCAATGCCCTATATGGCAGATTCTCAGCCTCATCAATTATTATCATTCTACCACTATCTCTCAATCTCTCACAACAATCCGAGAATAAGTCATATATACTTCCAGTCCCATCAAGTCCTATCTTTTTGTGTAATTCTCGAAAGAATACTTTCGTCGTGTAACTCAAATCAGCCTCAATCAATATCACATCCGGGTTCTGTCTTGCATATTCCTTAATTGCTTTTGTCTTACCTGTCCCAGCTTCTCCAACGATTACACCAATTTCATTTTCAATGTGACAGGTCCTCGCTATTTGAAACACCATCTCAGCATTAGTAATCGGGCAAAATGGAATGCTCTCCTTAGGCATTGCTTCTATCTCTTCCTGCCTCATTAAGAAAGAAGCAATTGCCCACTCTAACTTGGCAATGTCTCCAGTATACTTGCCATTAAGATAAGTCGAAACTACAGCTGCAGAATAGCCAATCTGCTTAGCTATTTTATTGATGCTAACATCTTTCTTCTCAATAAAATCTCGAAGTTTTTCAAAAATTGTAGCACGACCATCCTGGTCGTTCTTAACGCTGCGGCTTTCTAAGTCGCCTAATGTATTTTTATCAACTACTTTATTAATTTTGTTCATACAACCTCCATTTTTTATTTCTTCTCGCCCTCGATGTATTTCATCGGGGGCTTTGTGTTTTGACTTTCATCACTCTTGTCTTCTGTGACCACTTTTACCTTCTCAATCAATCTGCTGCCATCATAATTATATTCTATCCTATACAAACCCTTAATCTCTTTGTCTTGAACAACCTTTGTCTTAACTCCACCAAATTCAAACTCAACATCACAATCATATCTGGCAGCTATACTCACCGCATCCATTACAGCATTTCTCTGGAATGTCCCAGGTAAGAATGTGATAATAATTTTATCTATCATCTCTCCTCCTTTCTGTTTAGTAATCTTTCAACTGGATTTTCAAATGGATTTTCGTAACCAATCAACTTCATATATTCCCTAATCGCCTTCTTCTTCCTCTCCATTTCACTCTCTTTCTTCTTCTTATCTGCCCTCTCTGTCTTCTCCGTCTTCGCTGTCTTATCCACCTCTTCAACACGCATCGCCACAATCGCCTTAAACTCTTCCACCGTCTCTCTCTTCATCCTCTGCTTCTCAATCAATGCCTCCTGAAGCATCGCCACATCTTCCTCTGTCCCAAGCAGTCTCGCAGCCGGATGGTATCTCATATCTTCCTTGCTCGCTATAAACAAGAACCTCTCCTTCTCATCCAATACCAATATGTCCCGATCGTCCCAAATGTCATATTTAATCACAACCCTACTGCCGATTATTCTTGGCATTTCTTCATTATAGTAATAGTTGCCTCTGAACCTTATCCCATTCTTCGTAATTATTCTTGTCTCATCACTCAACATCAAATAATTAAGCTCGCTCTTGCTTATTATTCTACCCTTCAATCTCTCCGGCTGGCTTTTAAGTTTGTTTATGGAATGCATAAAAATTTCCGCCGGACACAAACCCTTATATTGCCCATCCTGATGCGGTTGCTCTGCATATTCCTTGATGTATTCCTGAAGTGTCGCCGCCAAACTCTCAACTTCAATAGGCGTATTATCAAACAATCTCTTATGCAGCTTCTCATTCCTGAGTAACATCGCTGGCTTCCCAGATATACTCGTTCCAGTATATGCCGGCAATCTCCTCTCCATCTCTCCCAATGTCCTAAACCACCTCTCCACCGTCTTGCTCTGCCCGTGATAAGGTGTTGCATACATTACTTCAATCCCAAGTTTCCCGAATAATCCCGGAATAATTGTATCTCTAAAATCCTTCACCCCATTGAAATATTTCGCTCTAAATGCCTTCCCATTATCCAAGTATACCACCCTTGGCACAAACCCAACTTCTTTCCCGTCACCTTCTGTATATGGATTAATAAAGAATCTCCCCAACAACAATATCGTTCTTCTTAATGCACTCGCAATCGCCTGAACATTCTCCGTCGGCATTATCTCCCAACCCAATGGCATCGATGACTTAAAATCAAAAAACATTATTAAAGTCATCCTTTGCGGCTTACCAGTAAGCGGATTAATTACCATAACATTCAATGTATGTCCATCCGCCACCACAATATCACCGGCTTCCACTCTATCCTTATCACGCAGTATATCTTTCATAATCTTATCATTAAACGCCTTCATCCCGTATCTCCCCAGCGTCCATAAATCCACATTCTTTTTGCTCCACTCGTTAATAAACCTTCTGTATGTCACATCCGACTTGATTGCTATCCCGCGTTTTAAAAATTCTTCTTTTGCCTGCTTGATGATTTCACTAATTAAGGGGCGGTTCGGATTCAAAATCAGCGGTATCAAAATCTCAGCTTCTCTATTCGATATTGTCCTATTCGTCCTCTCTATCTTATTCCAGCCCGGCTCCAAAACACTAAGCTCCCACCCATTGTCTTTCAGAAGCTTATACCACCTATACACGCTCCTCACACTAATCGGTCCAATAATGTCCAGTAGCGTCTTGTACATACCCGCATTAAAACTCACAACAAAATTCTCAACCGCTCGCACCTTCCTACTTGAGTTCATTAGCACCATATCCAACATTCTGCACACCTGATACTTAGCCAAAGCCTCTTCGCTAATATCATTTGCCCCGCTGATTGGTTTTATCTCTTCCTTCCCAGTGATGAGTTCTAAAATCCTGTTACATTTATCCCAATCCCCAATGCTTTCGTAGTACCGAAACATACTTTCAACGCTAATCTCATACCCCCATCCGCCATTCATTTTCACCTTTCGTGTCTCAAAATGATACAGTTTGATATGTTTTTTAATAGTCTGTTTTTTTATCCCTAATCGGTTGCTACCTTCAGAAACATTAATCCAAAGCCCAACATGACTTAAATTATTATTTTCTAAAGAGTTATCATCGGTTGCTACCTTTTCTCCTCGGTTGCCTCCTTGGTTGTCACCTTTGATTAAAAGGTGGCAACCGCAATCAGTCAAATTTTCGTCCAATTCCGTCTTATAAAGTCTTAATTCTTCGTTCTGGTTCATAGCTCAAGCTCCATTTGTCCGCTATAGGTTTTCTCACAATATTTCTTTGCCTCTGCGGACCTCTGCATCACCTTTTGCAACGCTTCCACCACTTCATCATATCTCGTCTTATCCGGCTTATCCAAAAACTTTTTAAGCTTCCTCACCGCATCGGTGGTAATATCCTGATAATCACTTACCAAGCTTATTCCATCTACTTTTGGATTCCTCACTCTCGGCTGCTTGATTAGAATAAAACCACATACCTGTGCAAGATGCTCTAATATCCTGTAATCATTAGTTGCTTTCATTAATGGAATGACATAATCGAGTGGAAATTTAACACCACTCTCATCTAATGGTAAGCCTGCTCTATACAAGTAACTCGCACTAATTCCAATCTCATCAGCAATTTGCTCTACCGATTTCTTATTTCGGTGAATAGTTTCGTATAAAATCATTTTAATCGTTCTGAAAAGTGCCATTAAAAACTTTCTCCAAAATTTTAATTGACATTAATTCAAACTCAAACTATTTTTGTAAGAACAAAAAAAGCGGCTTAAATGCCCATTTTTCAAGGATTTAAGCCGCATTTTTGATTATTTCTATAATTTTTTGCAGTAATTTATCGTTCTTTCTTTTACCTGATAGAATTAGCGAGATATAAGAGTAATGAACACCTAAACGTCTTGCTATTTCAGATTGATTTATAAGTTTCTTATCAATCTTCGCTAATTCATTTTTTAGTGACTCGTTTTGCTGGGTCATTTTTTTATTAAAATAATGTCAAAATTCTTTTACAAATATAGGTAATTACCTAATACTTGTCAAGAGATTTTTTAGGTAATTATAAAATTTTTTTATGACAATAGGTGAAAAACTTCGTTTTTTTGCAGAAAATTATATTGGCTCGGTTTCTAAACTTGCTGAATTACTTGATATGAAACCACCAAGTCTTTATGTTTATCTTAATAATGAAAGTATACCTGGTGGAGATATATTAAGAAAGCTCAAAGATTTAGGTTGCGACATTAATTGGTTACTAACGGATGATGATAAACCACCACCAGAGACATTAGAATCTTTGCAGGCTCGCCTTAAGCAGCTCGAGGAGGAGAATGCCAGACTTAGGGATAGTATTGGCCGTATACTTCTCCTCGCTCAAGAGGTAAATAAACAAAAAAAAAGCAAACCAAAGCCAAAAAAGTAGCTAAAAAAGTTTTGCCAAAATTGTGTAAAAAAGTGCAAAAAAGTGTAAAAACCTTTGCCAAACTCTTTTTTTGCACTTTCGCTGTAACTCATTGTAACTCAATACGTTACGCCAGGTAAGAACTTAATATGCTTTTGCCAAATTACCTGAAAAATTATA